ATGGGCGATAGCTTGTCTTTACAAGTGCATAAGCAATTACCCAAAGTTGCTTATCAGTAAATGTTCTTTGAGTTGTTAAAATATTAAGAGCTAAAGATCCTTCTGTAAGGTAAGATTTGATTTCCTTAACCTTTGTAGCTATCGCGTCTAATCTTGCTTCACTTACATAAGAGCCAACTGAACTTACATGATTTTTAGTTGGGTTGATAAAGTTAATTGAATTAAACACTTCTTTTGCGCTTACTGGCGCGGAAGTTACTTCTTCCTGTACGTCAACTACTGGAAAATAAGAAGCACTTTCGTTTTTACGACCTTTGTAAATAAATACAATATAATTAAGGTGGTAGTAAATGCCATTCTTTATAAAAGCCATTGGAGCATTTTCTAGTGCAATGCCATTTTCTGCAAAGAATTTCTTAGCCGTTTTTTTGTAAAGAACAGGAGTTGTGTTATTTACTGATAACAATGCTTTTAATGCTGTTCTCAATTCGTTTTTTGGAGCTGAATAATTCATAATGTTTGTGTTTTAGTGGTAATTAATCGTTATGTCCTTCTGACCTTTCAAAGATACAAATAAATAATATCACTTGTATGTTTTTTATATAAAATAATTAAAAAAAATAAAAAAAAGTGAGGCACCAATTATGCCTCACCCAAAAAACCAAATTATGACAAAAAACAAACGATTAATCTCTTAATAATACTTTGCGCCAGACGGCTAATTTATACGCCAGTGCGCGGGCCCTAGGCATATTCCCATCTTCTATTTTGCGTAAATGATTCTTTCTTTCTATTAAATTATCCGAGGTAGGCTTTTCATTTCTTGCCATTTCCTGCGCTTCGGCCCATAACTCTTCTTTTTCGCCATAAAACCAATCTTTAATATATCCACGTTTTACACACTCATCATACCAAAAGATAGGTATTTCATCTAAAGTCTTATTAAAGTTCTTTAGCTTATTATCAAAATCCTTATCGTAATCTTCGGCTACTTTACCCAGGCGTTTAATTCTATCCTCTTCATCTTTTTTTGCTTGCAAATCGCTATCCATCGCATAATATATTTTTTGCCTCCATGTGGTATAAGCTGTAAGGATTCTCCCAATCGCATGAAGATCTATTTTCCCATACAATTTATGCTCATTCAAATTTAGTTCATCCTTAGCAAACTTTTCAAAAGCAAGTTTTATCTCATCAACAGAAAGCAATTTATAAGATGCTATAAAATCTGTGAGCTCGATTAATTGCTCTGGTTTTGGCTCAATGCCGTACACCGGGAGGAGTTGCGTTAATACCTGTGTAATTTTGGGAATAGCTTCTTTAATCCCTGTTTTAAAAATTCTTAATTCGCGGTTCTGGATAACAAGTTGAACGTCTTGTATTTTCTCATCTACGCGGCTGGCGATCATTGGTAGGTTGTTCATAATTGGTTGTTTTTTGCTTATTTTCTAATAATTTCCTAATAATCTTTCAACTTCTTCCCAATAATAATAATCATAAACGCCAAGTTCATTTAATTCTTTTTGGCATTGATTTGTTAAATACAAGGCGCATTGCTTTGCCAATATTGATACAATTATCTCCTGCCCCAACTCCCCACCAATTTCCTGTATAAGGTTGTGGTAATGGGTAAAAATTTCCTCTGCTTTTTCTTTTGGTGTCATAGGTTTTGTATTTCTTTTTTTACTTCTTGCCAAAAATGAAGTGCCTGTGTTTTTTGAGCATGGTAGAAATATCTATGCTCTCCGCCACAATCATCCCAATCAGCAAAGTTTGGTTCGAGTGGGCTTGAATTTAAAATTTCATCCACGGCAACCAACGCGTGTCCCTTTGCCTTCGATGAATCAAGGTGTATAACCCAGCCTTTTAATTCATCAAATACTTTAAAGAAAGTACTAAATTTATAAACTAATTCCTCTGCTTTTTCTTTTGGTGTCATAATTGTTTGTTTTTTAATCTTCAAATTTTGCCATTCTTTCGGCTAAAAGTTCTGCTAATTTATCATTAAACGCCTTATCCTTTGCGGCTGGGCTCGTCGTTTGGTATGCGGTAAAAATCTTTGAGGCTTGTGAATAAAGGTTTGCTATGGTGAAATTTGCCTTTAACCATTTGTCATTCAATGACCATGCGGCCTGCATGAATATTTTTAATGCTTCATGGCTATTTCCATTTCTGTCTATTTTGTCAATGAAACGCATGAGATAAACCATATTTCCCGCGTCTTTTGGCATCATGATGTAATGTCCATTTTGGTCGGTAGGGTAATTTGCACCAGAAAGTTGTTCAAACGTTTCGCAGAAAACTGTGAATGCTTCATAGGTTGGGTTGTGTTTGCGTTCTTTTTCTTTTTGCTCGCAAACTTTTTCTTTTTCTATATTTTGTAATTCAGATATAAGTTGAAAAGGATTAACCTTGCCATTCTTGTTTTCCTTAATTTCAATTCCATTTATTTCGATGGGCGAAAATTCTTTTGAATTTTCAGAAAGAATATATGAAGTATTCTCTGTAGTATTCTCTGCAGTATTCTCTGTAATAGTTTCGTTAATTTCACTATTACAGTTTTGTTGATTTCGCTTTTTCAGTTTCGTTGATTTCACGGAACTGATATTGTGAATTTCACTAATCAACTTTTCAGCATTTATAGAATAATGTGTTTTTGCAGGAACTCCTTTAGCCTTAATTTCTATAAATGACATTGACTTTAATTTATTCTTTGCCGTTCTTAGTTCACTTTCAGAAAGACAAGTTTCTTCCATTATTTCATAATCACTTTTATAAAATATTCTGCCATTTACTGCTCCGTACCAATACATTAATTGGCTCAACAATAATCCAGCGTTCACGCTTCCAGTTATCTTTATGTAGATAGGGTAAACCGCTATTGGGCGTTGGTTTAATTGTATTAAAAGGTTTTTCATAATTGCATATTTTTAAATAATTCATCCATATTTGGTGCTGTATTATAGTCTGGCTCAATAAGAAAAGGATTAATTAGGTTATTTTTATCCCTATACACTTTGATAGATTTATTTATTTTATGCCATTTTATAAACTTAAAATTATTGTCAGATTTATTACTTTCAAACAAATCTTGATTGTTTATATATAGGTCATATAAATATTTTGTTTCAATAATTGCTATTGATAATAAATTATTATCTTTTCTATTATTAAAGTATGCTTGCAAAGTATATGCAGGATAAAAATAACCGTTATTAATTTGGTATAATCTTTTTTCAAGTTCGGTTTTAACTCCTGTTTTTCTTTCAGACCTTATAGTAAACGTACTAAAATCTCCACCCCATTGAACACGGGCTGCAATACCTTGCAATCCATGTTCATTTATTCTAATATAGTCAATGCCTGAATACCTGTCCATTAATAATAGTATTTCATTATCGCTATTTTCAATAGAATGTATTTTACCTTTTATTAAAAGAGGTAAAACATTTTCTTTAATTTTATTGATAGCTATAATAGAATCGTTTAAATCGTCCTTCCAATTATTGTACATCCTCTTTGTTTTGCTATTTTTAAGTTCTCTTCACTAATATCGCACCCTTTAGCTATTCTATCAAATTTAGCTGCTGCAATCAAAAACGTTCCAGTACACGCAAAGCAATCAACAACTGTATCGCCTTTTTTTGAACCGTGACGTATCAATCTATTTGCAAGTTCATCAGGCTTTTGCCATGTATGTAATCTGTTACCTAACCTTCCATCTGGAGCGTTTATGTCCTGTACCGAAAACATTTCATTAGTAATAGAGGTGTCTAATTCTGGGCTATCATTTGAATAAAGGTGCCAAATTAATTGATAGTTTAAATTATATTTCATCTTAGGCGTGATTCCTAAAGTATTTCTATAAGTCCAAATCAAAGGATTATCTACAATAAATTTATCTTGATTCATAAGTACATCAATAAAAGCCTGTATTTCGTCTGGATACGCACCTGAACATATATATAACCTTCCATTTTGTTTCACTTTCATTAAAGCTATCTCAATCCACTCTTTAGTAAACGACTTAATATCTTTTACATCTGTCGTATATGGTGGGTCAGTAATCAATAAATCAATAGTATTATCTTCAAATGTTTTAAGATATGAAACCGCATCTATACAATGTATTTCAGGACTTATCTTAATATCTGATTTTGATTGTTCTGTATATTCTTTCTTTTTAATTTCAAGAGTTTCAATCTTCTCCTCCTTCTTTATCTCCTTATATGCTTCATTGATTGACATTGTTCCAGTGTTCAATCTTGCTTTCACTTCTGGAGTGGCGTTGGCTTCAATTTTCTTTACTTTGGCTATTGTGTCGTGTGAAACATTGGCAACCTTTGCAATTTCTTGACGTGTTTCTATTGGTTTACTTTCCGCAGATATCTGCTTAATGTCGTTCCTATTACCTTGATTCTCCTTTGCCTTTTCCCGAAACACATCTTCAAGTTGCAAGGCTAAAACACTCCTTTGGTAATTAGATAAATTCCTTCGCCCAAATTGGTTATTAATCATCCATTCCTTAACACGATTGATATTTTCAAACTCCTTTTCAAGTGTTTCATAATTCATATCATGTTCCTGCGCAATCCTGTATCGGTTGTGCCCATCGATTAAAATGCCATTCCATGTTATTAATGGTTCGCGTATTCCTTCTTCAAGAATATTGCGTTCCAGCTGCTTAAATTCCTCGTTTGATAATGGAGGGATAAGACTTTCAAGTTCCTGTAGTATTTGCATATGTAGAAAAAAAAAGCCCAGCAGGTGGAGACTACTGGGCAGGTGAAACAAAGATTTGTTCCAATTTCCTTTGCATGGTCTCCACTCCGTGCAAAAGAATAAAACAAAGATAATAAATTTATTTACATTTCCTCATCCTCATTAAAAATCCTCATTAAAGGCAAATCGTCAACAAAGGCGAAGGCTAACAATTCGCCTTCAATGGGTGAAAAGTGGTATTGTTTCGTATCAAAACAAAATCTGAATTGCCAAATGGTATCTTTGGTTTTTTGATAAAATCCTTTATCGAATTGCAAACAATAAAAACCATCACTATTTTCATGTTTTACCAAAATCATTAAATCAATTTGGTCAAAAGCATTTATAATATTTTTAGAATCAATAAACTCAATGGCTTGTAACACTGTGGTAGTTTTGGCATCAAACCACGTTAATGAATGGTTAAAAACATTATGCTTTGCAACTACTTTTGAATCTAAAGCCGTATCACCTTCTAAGGTTTGTTCAATGCCATTCCAAAAGTCGTTTATTTCAATTTTCATGTTATTTAGTTTTAAAAGGTGGATTCTGAATTAAACAATTTGTTTCTATGTACTTTACAACTGTTTTTGGTGTTGTATAGGTAAATAGTTTGTCTAAGGCTGTTTTTAAAAAATTATTCATTTTAAATTATTTAAATAATCCACTAAATCGTTATATTCTTCAATCCATTCAATGTTTATTTTTAATCGAGCATGGTAATACCTTGCTATTGCGCTACAAACATCATTATACCGCTCTATTTTAACATTTTTGTCATGAAATCTTTTAGGTATTAATCCTAATGGTGGTTTAGTGTTTTCTTCTATTTGTGGTTCTGTGTGTTCCATCAGTTTCTTTCGTTTAAAGTTTTAATATTCTCATTTTTACCCTCCTCGATAAATCCACTACCCTGACTGCTGCCCACTATTTTAAGATACTGATTCTCCACAGAGGCAGAATTGATAATAGTTTGGGCAACGTTGGCGATAACCTTCGCTTTTTCTAAATCGTAGTTGGATTCTGGGTCGGAAAGTTCTTCCAGTACTACAAATAGGTGATTTCGTAAATCGCTGATTTTGTTCTTCATTTTGTTTTTTGCTTGATTTGGTTTACTAATATTTGAACTTCTTTTAATTCCTGGGGAATTTTGTTGTACTTACGATTAAATTGTGCTAAATCCTTTCGAGTAACAAGACACAAATTACTAATATCATTGTTGTAAGCATCGCCATCCAATTTAAATACGCACATATTTTTAGGTATTTCTCCATGAACTTGTTCCCAGTTATACCGAGCCAGTGACATCCATTTGTGATTAGCGTATTTAATTTCAATGTATTTATTGATATTCCTGATACTACCGATCGGTAAATTATTGTGTGGTAAATTACCTTTTTTGTAAACGCCTGTTAATTTTGCTATGTGTTCATTTGACAATTTTTGTCCTTTGTTCCATGGTTTATGACCTTTATAAAAACAGGTATTTCTTGCTATGCTACTTGTTTTTTCATTTTGCCATTGTGCTAAAGCTATCTTTCTAGCGTGTTCGCTTAAATACTTCTTATCTTTCCTTAATCCCATTGTGTGGGCTTTTTTGCTAATAGAGATAGATGAATGAGGCATCCATGTAGCGATAACTTTAGCCGGTGTAGTTGCGTATAATTTTGTAATTATTTCCAATTCTTCTTCGGTATAGGGTAGCTTTCTATTTTTCATTACCATTTCGTTGACGTCACCAATATGTTATTCTCTTTGAAATAAAATTTCTAACATAATTTCATCATCTGGAAGCTTCAACCATTCGACGGGAAATTCACAGTAAGGTTTATCAAAACTACCATCTTGCATAGTGACGGTAATTGATTTACGACTTACATAAGATTTGGTTAAATTAGTGTTCAAATCACCATATTTTTGAGGATTATATTTTTGATGCAATTCTAAAATTTCAATAATTCGCTTTACAAAAACTTTAGTATCTGCAAAATAAACGGCTCTTTTACTTTCCTCTTTCATTTACCTTTTGTCAATTTGTGTTTAGCAATATATTCTTCCCTCGAATTTTTACGTATCAATATTTCTTTTACAATTTCATCATTGGTAGCATCTAGCCATTCAATGTCAATGTAACAGTAATCTTCAATAGTTATCAATTCAGAATTAATAACGGTAATGGTTTGTCTTTCGTCAAAAACAAAAAGTAAATCTTCTTCCAAAATATCCGGATATAAATCAGGATCGTGTTTGTGGAATAATCTACAAATTTCTACACACCTTTCTTTCAATAAGGCGTGGTTAGTAAAAAATTGTTTGTACTTGCTCATAATTTTGGTTTTTAAAAAGTAGCAAGGCTTTTCTCACCTTGCTACAAAGAACACTTATAACTAATCACTCACTAAAAAATCTATAAATCAATCGATTTCTTTTCCTTTGTTAAATGGTATCTCTCCCTTTGGTATGCCCGTTTTTTCTCTCTATTTGCATGGTAATATGCCTTTCTTTTTTCAAATAACTCGGCTTTCTTTTCAGGCGTTAAAACATTGTATCTTTTTCGACAATATTCTAAATACTTTTGTTTTTGGTATTCAGATACATTTTTTCGATACTCCTTCTTCTTTAGGTTGTATGCTATTTTTTCTTCAGGTGTCATGGTTAAAATGGTAGTTCTTCGTCAAAGTTTAATTTACTTTTCAATTCTTGTACGGCTGGATTATTAAGTAGCTGTACATTTCCTGTAGATGTTATTGAGCTACTTTCTGTAGATGCGTTAGATTTGCCGCCGAACTCTAATGTAGCAACTCTACAGTTAAGAATAGCAGCTGGTTCCCCGTTCTTTTGCATATAAGAATTAACGGTGCCAGATCCTTCTACTACTACAAAAGTACCTTTAGTTATGTGTGGCTGCAATTTAGGCCCTCGTTCTCCCCAGATATTACAGGAAATCCAAATTACCTTTTCGCTAGGAGTTGGGCCATATATCTTTTCCGTGTGCGCAACACTAAAGGTACATACAGTTGTATCGCCTACTGTTTTTAGTTCAGCATCATTACCTACTCGTCCGCTTACTATTATCTTAATCATTTGATTGGTTTTTGTTATTATAATTTAATAAAGATTCTATTGAACTAATAAGTCCAGGCAATACAAGATAGCTCCAGTGGATGTTGCATTCAAATGCCATGCCTATGAATAGCACCCAGAATACTATCTCGGATGCAGTGGTTCTGTATAACATATAAAAGGTTTTAATGTACGTTTAATAATTATACAAAACTACATAAAATAATTAAACAAAATACTTTTTAATAAAATAAATGTATATTTGTGCAAAAATATATCAATATGACACAAAGGAAAAAGAATGTAATGATGAATGAAGATGTTCATTGTGCATTAATGGAGATAAGGATGCAAATTTACAAGAAAGAAGGTAAGTTATTGACGATGGAAAAGGTAATTGCATATCTTATTGATACTCAAAGGAAATGTTAATGTGTTTTGTATCATTTATAGCATGGTTAAGCTGTGGTTTTGTGCCATGGCTTTTTTCTTTGCATCAATGTTGCGAACGGAAGGAGGTTTGAAAACCCGGGGGGAGGGTCTAAATTTTCAAAAAAAACGGCTCCAC